ATGAATATTATAAGAGAAAGGGTGTACAAATATAAACAAATTTCCTCCAAAGTGCAACCCACTTTGCAAGAACCCAAGTTCCAAGTGCTCCCGTCCTTCGGACTTTTTCGTTTAAAAAAACCTCCCTTCATAATAGATATGTCGCTGGAACAGACGATAGGAAACCTCGAGATTCGCTATGCGAACGTGGTCACATTCGTCGGTTCATCGAATACCATGGTCGATACGACCACAGGACGGATCCAGACGAAAGGCATCCAGCATAATTCTAACGTGATCACGGACGTTTCGGGTCCGCACGGACGGGTCGCACCGACCTTAAAAAAGTACCCGGAGATTGCTTTTGAGAGTGGGAAGTTTGACTCTAATGACTCGACGAATACCTATGTCCAAGCGGGGTATACGGTGAGTGCGAGTAGGTCTCAAACAGCGATCGTAGGCGAAAATCTGATTTGGGAAGCTTTTAACGGAATTGCCTCTGAAATTGGAATGTTACTTACGGGTAATAATTACGATAACGACGGTAACGCCAATACGACTGGGACAACCGCCTCAAGATTATCAGCTTCTGATTCGACTCCCCATGGTGAATGGTTAAAACTGAAACTTCCAAATAAGATTAAGTTGAATAAATATGTTTTCACCTCAAGGAATGATACCACAAATTGGACACAATCGGCAGAAGCCGGGCAAGTATGGGGAAGTGATAATGATTCTGATTGGGTGCATCTACACACCTTCACAAGTTCCGGATTTACAGGTGCATCACAGACAGCCTCTTTTAACGTAACTACAAACAATTATTATAAATACTACGCATTTATTGTCACAAAAACATTTGCAGCGGGTACTAATGGGTATTTGTGTATTCCCGAACTCGAATACTACGGCTACGAAGAAGACCCACCCGCAGGTGACCATTCAGTCGATACAACTTTTAAGTCCCGCTTCAATAACCCACAATTGACGGGTGTCCAAGTCCTCGTCGATGGTGCGACGGGGGTAGGAACGAACCACATTTCGGGTGGTCCCGACCCTTCGGGGAACCAAGCGACTATGACATCACCTAATAAATATTGGACCCTTAACGGAACCCTAACCTCTAACCTTTCCGTGGAGGCCAACACTTTTTTGGAAGGTGACCAACCCCACGCGGTCTCCGTATGGTTCAATTCTTCGAACTTGGAAGCGAACGTGTCTAACACGTGCGTTTTTTCGATCGCGTCGGAAGAAAAGTTAGACTCCGTGAACTTGGATCTCCAATCAAACACGTGGCACAACCTGACCTACGCGTACCAAGGTGAAGGTGGGTCCAAGGTAACCTACCTCGATGGACGTAAGGTGGCCGAGGACCAAGCCGAAGATACCTTCGGGGCCTACCCACCCTTCGATATGACGGGGTACTCACAGGGTGGGTATGTGGTGAGTGCGAGTAGTGAGTATATTAACGGCTCAGACGACCGCCGTTCTTGGAAAGTATTTGATGGGGTTAGAACAGCGGGTTCACCCCCAGAATTATGGCAAACAAATGGATCTACTTATACGAGTACTACACCAGGTGTCGCGACGGGTGCTGGTGTACAGTCATTTATAGCTAATGGTGTAACTTTTAATGGACATTGGTTAAAATTGAAATTACCTCATAAACTTCTTTTAAATTGGTTGAAAGTTGAATCCGGTGCGAACGATGAGCGACGACCGTGGAAAGGTGCTATACTCGGAAGTAACGATGATGTAATTTGGTATACTCTTAAATCGTTTGATGGAGATACAGCGTCAACAGCCTTAACTTGGTATGATGGAGGTTCTTCGATTGATGTTTCGGACATTGTTATTAATTCACAATTAGCATATAATTATATATTATTTGTTATAGAAGAAACAAAAGTTGGAACGGGGCATAACTGTTTAGTTATAAATCAAATGCATCTCTATGGCCACCGCGAGAATGACCTGGTCCGCCTTCCCGATCCCACCAACGTTCTCAAGTATCCGCACGTGGCGATGACTGGTCCGGCCCAAAGGGGGTATGTGGCTAAAGTCAGTAGCCAAACGTCTACAACGGCAGACTATCCACATAGAATATTTGACGGTGATGATACTACCCAATTTAGATCTGCTCTTAATACATATACATCCGGTACAGCGAATACAACAGATAATCTGAAAACACAAACATCCGCAGGTGGTACAGCGACAATAAATGGTTCTTGGGTTTCAATAGAACTTCCCCACAAATTAATTTTACAATCTACGAGAGTTGTATCCAACGATGGCACTTCTCATGTTCCAGAAAGACTTATTATATATGGTTCGAATGATATAACGAATGATGGTTGGACGGAAGTTGATACTACATATAAAAGTGCAGATGCAAATATCCCACACGCGGGAACAGGTAAAACCTGGACAACAACTGCATCTTCTACTGGATATAAAAATTTTGCATTAGCCGTGTCACAAATTGAAAGTGGTACAGGAAATAATAGACTTGTGGTAAGTACATGGGAACTCTACGGCACAGGTGTCGACAGCATCCCCATCAAAATCGGTGGTGGAAACATCGATAAGGTGGCGAACTTTAGGGTGTACGACAAGTTTATTGGGGAGGACCAAGCCCTCGAGATTTGGAACGCCCAAAAGGAGGAGTTCGGGCGCGCGAAGCCGCAGATGGTTCTTCAACAAGGAAAATTGGGGATAGGCACGGATGCACCCCAAGGATCCTTGAGTGTCGCGGATGAACCCCACAACTTGGAAGAATTTCCTCCTAGGGCTATGACCGCTAATAATACATATTTCGAAGGACATGGGACGTTTAAGGCAAGTTCAAGTTCTGAATATAGCGCAACATATACAGCATTTGATGCATTTGATAAAATAACTTACAATGATGCTGGTGTAGCGGATAATGCATGGTTAAGTGCAAACAGCTCACTTTATGCGAGTGCGTCTGATTACGCGTTTACCGGCTCCACTACTTTAGGAAATGGAACTGTAGCGGGTGAATGGTTAAAGTTGGAATTACCGTATAAGATTGTACTCAAATCAATAACACTTTCTCCACGACCTAGTAGCACAACTCACCTCAATCAGGCTCCAGAAGATTTTAAGATATATGGATCTAATGATGATATAAATTGGACTGAAGTATTATCTGAAACGGGTGCCGCTCCGGCACTTTGGACGGGTACCGATTTTATAACTGATACATCATCGACCACATCATATAGATATTTCGCAATCGTTGTTCAAAAAACTGTTGGGTATGCCAATTTTACGGCTATATCTGGACTCAAATATTTCGGCACCCGTGAGCAGGGTCAATCCGTCCTCCGCGATGGCCAACTGACCCTCACGAAATCGTTAAATGTTCCCCGAATTGGGCCGGCTCTCGACGCGGACGATACACCTAGGCGGGACAGGCTCGTCGTGGAATACAATACCTCGACCAACCCCACCTTCGAGGGGGCTGTGCGGGATACGAGTGGGAGGGGGAATGATGGAGTGTTCTATGGTGGGGCATCCTACTCAGCGAATGAGAAGGCTTTGGTGTTTGATGGGGATGCTGATTATGTAGAATCACCCCCACTTGGATGGTCTGGTGCACAGCCGCATTCGGTGAGTGTATGGATAAAACTAGATCAAATGACAAACCCAAATAGTACGTCGATACAAAATGCGTGGACAATCGTTCACGGTGGAACGACAAATAGAGTATCACACCTTCATATATTCACCAGTGGGGTGATTGAATGGGCATTTAACGGTAATAATGCAACAACTGGAACGGGTCAAATACAGGCAGGTAGTTGGTATCACATCGTATGTGTTTATAATGGTGGAGCGGGTAATGCTACAATAAGTAGACGAATGTGGATAAACGGTCAAGAAAAATCTTGGAATTCTCTTGGTTCATCGAGTACATTAAATTTAGAACCCGAGGCAACATTTGCACTGGGGTATAATAAACAACTGAACAATTACGATCACGATGGTTCCGTGTCAAATGCCAAACTCTATGACACGGCCCTCACCGCCTCAGAGGTCAAGACCCTCTACGATATGGGTCGCACAGGGAGTGTGGCGAACCCCCAACCCCTGCACATTTCCGGACCCGTGAACGTCATGGGAGATATCCGGTACATAACGAGTCACCCCCTCGCGTTACCTACGATGTGGGATCATATGGCGAATGGAAATTGTGCAAAGAGTGTGTATCCTATCGTAGGTACACAAGGTGGTAGTAAAGTTTACAACGTATATTGTGAACCTGATTTAGCAGGTGGTGGTTGGATGTGCATGGCTCAAATTTCCAGAAACGGGTATCAGGTAAGATCTCATCCCACTGACGGTGATCTCGATTTATTTACGAAAAGTATAGGCGATTCAAAAAATATACGTTGGGATAATACGTTCGCCGTACCGATTAACATTCTTTCAAATAACAGTGGTTATGATTTAGATGTTATGGTATATGTATCGGGAGGTAGCCTCGCCAGTCGTTACGAAGGAGGTATGCGTTTAGGGGCCGTTTGGCGTGGAGCTAACTTAGCTCAAGCATTTAACCCTGGTAGAGTGAGTGGGATAGTTGATCGATCAGGTTTGGCTACCAGTAGTGATGGGTACGGGTTTACATCTCGAACACCGGTTACCGGCGGAGATTACGGAATTCAGACATCAGGATCGTGGTATTATGCTATTGCCGGCAGCTCGGGTCAGGGTGCGTGGAACGATTATGGGTACAGTGATGGTGGCTGGATTTTGCATCAAGGAGACACTTCTAATCATGTCGGTAAATTATATGGCGGACTTCACAAAGACGACGGTACCGCAGAAAATATGTACGGTAGTACGAATTGGGTGTGTGCACGCATTTTCGTTCGACCGAGTATATATTAATTCTTAGTATATCTTATATGGACGTTTTAAAGTCTAAACGCGACCAATTTTTATTTGACACGGATAAGTACGCCCTTCCCGATTGGCCACACGAATCCCTCGCGAAACAGAGAGAATGGCTCGAGTACCGCCAGGCTCTAAGGGATCTTCCCACGGTGACCGAAGATCCGGCGAACGTTGTTTGGCCAACCGTCCCAAGTCCGTAGACCCCACACCTAATAACACGTAAATCATTTCTTACGTTATATTAGATGTCTATCAATAATTTGAATACGTACCTGAACATCAAGGACTCCCACCTTCGGGTGGTTTCGGGAAACGTGTATGCACAGGCGATGAATATTGGTGGAATAAACGTAGAGACCGCCCACGGTCTCCAGAGTGTTTCCAATACGGGGAACGTTACCTCGAATACCCTTCAATTTTCTAACGCGATAACGGGTTTCGTGACGACCGCGAACGCTCAGATCGGTCGGGATCTCGTGGTGTCCGGAAATACGACGGTTTCGACTGATTTAACGGTGTCCGCAAATGCTACGGTGGCGGATACACTCACAATTTCCGAACATGTAATCGCATCGAAAGAAGCGACCGTCACGGGTAATTTACACGTCACCACGATTCGATCGGACTCCAACGTGGTCACCGAATACACGGGACCCCACGATCGACCCCTGCGGAAGTACCCGGAGGTGGCTTTGACGGCGAATGATAATTCGACTACGAGTGGGTATGTGGCGGACCAAACAGCCTACAGTGGTAATGCCGATGGTTACGCTTATCGTTTGTTTGATCACTCCTTATCATCAGCCTATCAATCCGCTAATACACAGTATTCTGGTGGAATTTCAACGAGTTCCGCACAAACAACTACAGCGACTGATGGAAGCACACATCAGGGTGTCGCTATTACATTAGATTTAGCTACTAAGATTCGTTTGAGTTACGCCAAAATCACATCTCATACATTTTACGGAAGAACACCCGCCGATGGCAGTTTTTTGGGTTCGAATGATAACACAACGTGGGATTTGATTGGGACATTTTCGGGATTATCTACAAGTGCAGTTGGTCAAACGCATACAGTTCATATCGCAGATTATACGACAAAGGCAGTTTACCGTTACATGAGACTCGTCGTAACACGTACTTCCGATTCACTGAACCTACTAAATGGTGGTACTCTACTTGAGTTCAAAGAACTCGAATACTACGGCCACGAAGAAGGCAGTGGCTCCCTAGACACCACCCTAAAGACCGTGTACAACGTGCCGGCGACCACGGGGACCCAGTTGGAGGTCTACTATGATGCGAAGAACCTGGCGGATGGGGCTCTCTCGACGACATCTGGTGCTATACCAGGTTTGGGAGGTACAACCGTAAATGGAACCGCCTATGGTGATCCACAAGTATCGAATGAAGCTTTCGTTTTTGATGGGAATGATTACATATCCACGACAGTTACCGGATTAACTGGAACTTCTGTGACTATGTCTGTATGGGTGAATGTAAATTCTATAGATACGTCGCGTATAAATAGTATTATAGGTCTGGGAACCTATGATACTGGAACTGCTGGAAGTAGTACATGGATAGCGATTGATAGTTCTCAGCGTTTCTATACTGGGTTAGTAGGTTTGGATCAGACAGTTGAAAATACAAGTGCGTTCACTAACAACTGGGTACATTTAACGGCAATAGTGGGAACGACCGAATTATCGTTATACCAGGATGGACTTCTAATAGGTAAAGTAAATGGTGGAACGTTTAATCTTGGTTCAAACCCCGTACTATATTTAGGCACGAGGTCCGATGGATCTGGGAATCCTGAATCGACCCGTCATTTCACAGGTTCCATCGCGAACTTCCGTCTCTACTCCAAGGCCCTCAATGCTGGGCAGGTCCAAGAGCTGTACGATTACCAAAAAGACTATTTCTTGGGGTCCAAGTCCCAAGTGACCCTGTACAAGGGACACTTGGGCGTGGGGGTCACCGAACCCTCGGGCCAATTGGAACTCGCGGGAGATGAGCGGATTCAAGAGTATCCTCCTAGGGGGATGACTGACTTTGATACTAATATTGAGGGACATGGAGTATTTTGTGCGAGTGCGAGTTCTACACTAGATCCTAACAATTGGCCAGCTTATAAAGCATTTAATAAAACAATCGCCAATACAGGTGACGCATGGGTTTCACCAGATGCTCGATATTCCACAGTGGATGGATTACCTACGTCTATTGTGAGTAAGTTTTATGATGGTGTTGCAGGTGAATGGATTCAATTAGATTTACCATATTCAATTAAATTAAAACAAACGTTTTTATACGAACGCGAACCACAGGGGGGGAGTTACGCACCCAATACGTCACCAAGAGATGTAAGAATTTTAGGTAAAAAACAAAAGAGTGAAGAATGGGTCGAAATATTTAGTGTTAGTGACCTTGTATACACTCAGCAACAAGGTAACACACCAAAGATATTAAATGTAAATTCTAACGATTTCTATTCATCGTATGTTCTACAGTTGACGCGTATAGGAGGACCCGATGGAGCAGATGCTCCGCCATATGGTTGGGCTGACGTTGCGGAAATCAAATATTTCGGCACCCCCGGTCCCACGACCCTCGATAAGGGTTCGCTGACCCTAGGGAGATCCCTCGATGTGCCCCGCATTTCGCGGTACGACGTGGATACGGAAACCCCTAGGCCCGAGAAGTTGGTGGTGGATTTCGATACCACCGTGAACAACTCACCCACAGATATCTCGGGGCAGGGGAATCATGGGACCCTAGTTGGGGCGACCTACTACTCCGCACCGGATAAGGCGTTTAAATTTGATGGGAATCAAGATTTTATTGAGACTAGAAGTGGAAGTAACGTGATAAGTGGATCAAATCCACCATTTACTGCCTCAGTTTGGATTAAGTACAGTGGTAGCGAACAAGGTTACGTGACCCCATTTTCAATTGAACCAGCTACATATGGTACGAATACGAATGTATGGTTTTATATTAGAGATACTACAAAAAAACCAACATTACAATTCGAAAATAATTACGTAGAATTTAGTGAACCCGGTACTTCAACAGGGGGTGCAACTTCAAACACGTGGCATCATCTCGCAGTTACTTTTAACGGAAGTTCAGCAATTGGTGGACGTAGATGTTGGTTAAATGGTATAGAACAAGTATCTTCAGCTGTGGCTGGCTCGGCGGCTGGAGGTACGTTAACACTCGGAACTACACGATTAACAATCGGATCTATGTACTACAATAATGCTCATATTCATGAGATGATAGGTTTTATCTCCAACTTCAAACTCTACAACGTCGCCCTCGAACCCTCGGAGGTCAAGAAACTGTACCGGTTGGGCCGAACCGGGCGGTCCATGGTCATCAGCGACACGGCCGTCGGCATCGGGAAAGTCCCTGAAGCACAATTGGATGTGAGGGGGGCTGTCAGATTTGATAGATTTACCGATAAGTTAAGAATTG